GGAATTAAAGGATTTATGAGGGAGACTGTCAAAGCCATTGGCCATGACATCCGACCTCATCGCATTCATAGAATGGAACCTGTTGTAGTCGCTGTGACCGGCCAAGCCGGCTGTGGCAAATCTACTCTGTTCCGCTCCGTCAATAAGATTATTGCAAAGTCTTTCGGCCTTCCGGCTGATAAACCTTACAGTCACTCCTATTGGAGATCGACGGGAACCGACCATTGGGATGGATATAACAACCAACTCATGGCGGGTATCGACGATTTTGGCGCCTGCATGCAGGTCGCCACCAATAGCGAAGTGGTCCCTGAGAAGAAAGAACTCATTCAACTTGTGTCGAATGTGGACTATATTCTTCCCATGGCCGATCTTACTGACAAAGGTAAGAAGTTCACTTCAGAATTTCTTTGTCTATCTGCTAACCGATTGAATGTACATTTGGACACAGGTCTTGCCTGTGCCGACGCATACTACCGACGTCTCATGAAGCCAATTTGGCACATGGTCCGTGACGGTCGAATGTGTACTTTGTACAAAATTGAGGTTAGTATTTGTGAGACATGTATTAGTTTCGACGGCGAACGCCTGAAAGACCAATCTTGTCCACACGTTGAATTGAATAAGCGAGCCCTGAATGCAGGCTTTTCTGGTTTTAGAACTGGCCTTGGCCAGAACCGAAAAGCTTGTGTCAAGTCGCTTGTACAATTCAATTGTACTTTAGACAAAGCTCCTCATATCATTGCTCAATGGGCCCTCCAGGAATGGAGAGTCAAGAATGCAATTGAGATGGAGAGAGATGGATATCGTTTCCAGCCCTTCGAAGAAAGCGCAGCTTTCAATGTCGGTTTTGGATACGAATTCCAGATTCCTGATGAACTCCCTGAGAATGTGGTCGAGGCAATTGCCTTGCCCGAACCTCTCAAGGTGCGTATGATCACCAAGAGTCAACCCTTAGCTTGGGCTCTAAAACCTGTCCAACTGGCCATGTTTAAAGCCTTGACTAAGTACTCTTGTATGAGACCATGCATAGATGGTAACTATGACCCTTCCTGTATTTTGAGGAGTGGGCCCGGGTATCGTTTGTTATCCGGGGACTACTCCGCTGCGACTGACGGTTTGCATTTCGATGCATCCCAAGTCGTAGTTGAGGAGTTAGTGGGGGCCTTTTCAGTAATTGATAAGGACCTCGCTCGCCTCATTAAGTGGGAAGGGGGTGTTCATAGAATTGAATACCCAAAGAAAACTGGACTGTCCGACTGTCTTCAGACAAACGGTCAGCTCATGGGATCTTTGTTATCGTTTCCGATCTTGTGCATGATCAACGCATTTACCTATTGCGAAGCATCAGGTGAAAGTCTTGAGAATGCTAAATCTTTAATTCACGGTGACGATATATGCTTCCACCATACCCCAGATGTAATTGGGAAGTGGAAGGAAATCGCACACAATGTTGGTCTAGAGCCATCTGTCGGTAAGAACTACGATTCTAAGAAATGGGTGTCAATTGACTCCCAGTTCTATCAGAAACGAGGTTCTTTCCTCCAGAAGGCTCCAACTGGAAAGTTCTCTTGTGCGAGTAGATCAGCTGAAGAAACAGCGACCTACGCAACCGCATTAAGAGAAGGGGGATTTTCAAAATGGTTTATTCGATATTTCTCGAAAGCCCAACTTTTGAAGACCCCTCGTAATTTGGATGTCCCCGTAAGTCATGGAGGCTTAGGTATCAGTTTTGAGACTGAACCTACGACCACCGACAAACTGATTTACCTTTTTGAAAAGGTTCAACGTCGGTTCCGAGAAACTACTCGGCTTCATGACGGACGAAGACTTGTCCGTGTGCCAATGTATGCTGCAAAACAGCATGGCGCCAAGATGGTAAGAAGTACTATCACCCCAGATCAACTGGAGGTCGATGCTTCTGTTGCGGAAAATCCTGGATTTCCTTGGAAACAATTTAAATCGTTTAAAAGGAAAGTGTTCCAATCGCCTCACATGGTGAGAGCGGTTCAGAACCTGGAT